TATTAAACTGGTGGGACACCACTGGTGGTTATGATTATAAGATGAGTGAGAAGCAATTTGAAGCTGAACAAGATAGACTACAAGCATTAGCTGATAAAGATACTAGTGGTAAAGATTGGTCTACAGTTCTAGATAAAGAACAGAAGTGGTTCAATGAATCAGGTCATTCAGATATACTAACTAAGATTGCTGGTAATAGACATTACTCACATCATCCTGATGGTACAGTTAAAAACTATAATGATCAACAACAACCTGATGCTAAGTATACAGACATGGCTGACTATGATTACCTAGGAAAGAGTAGGTATAAAACAACACAAGAAACAATAGCAGCACGTAATGAATTCTATGCACAATTTGAGGATGAAGAGGAAGAGTGATGAAGAGGAATGAAACAGCACAAGGTAGATATGATTTCCTAAGATCATGGAGAGATCAATACCTATGGATTGCAAGGAAAGCAGCAGCACTCACTCTTCCTTGGATTATTAAGATGGATGGTGAAGCTGATATCTCTACAAGAGGACAGCTAAGGGAACCATGGCAATCAGCAGGAGCTAAGGGTGTTAATGTATTGGCATCTAAATTGATGCTTGCTTTGATGCCAGTACAAACCAGCTTCTTTAAACTTCAACTAGATGAGATGAAGTTAGATAAGGTAGATGGTTTTAATCCACAGATGAAGTCTGAAGTTGATCAATCATTCTCAAAGATTGAGAGAACAATTAATCAGATGATTGCTGCTAGTGATGATAGAGTGGTAGTACACCAAGCTCTTAAACATCTAGTAGTAGCAGGTAATGTATTGATATTTATGGGCAAAGATAAACTAAAACTTTATCCATTGAATAGATATGTATGTGATCGAGATGGTCTAGGTAATGTTATTGAAATTGTAACAAGAGAAAGGATCAATCGATATGTATTAGAAGAACAGCTAGGTATCACATTACCTAAAGAGATAGCACCTAAGAAACTAGGGTTAGCTCCTAATGCTGTTGGTAATGACGGGCAGGGGTCTTATCCTAATGATATGGTAGAGTTATATACTATTGCTAAACGTAATGGTAAGTACTTTAACTGGCATCAGGAAGTAAATGGTAAGAAGCTACCTAAGACTGAAGGTAAAGCACCATTAGAAACTAACCCTTGGATTGCACTTAGATTTAATACAGTTGATGGGGAACCATATGGTAGAGGAAGAGTAGAAGAGTACATGGGTGATCTAAGGTCACTTGAAGCACTCACTCAGGCTATCGTAGAAGGCTCTGCAGCAGCTGCTAAAGTAATCTTTGTAGTATCACCCTCAAGTACAACTAAAGCACAGACTCTATCGGCTGCTGGTAACGGAGCAATCGTTCAAGGTAGACCAGATGATATCGGTGTAGTACAAGTAGGTAAGACAGCAGACTTCAGTACTGCTCAAACAATGATCGAAGGATTAGAGAAGAGAATTGCTGAAGCTTTCCTTGAACTTAATGTAAGACAATCAGAACGTACAACTGCAGAAGAAGTACGAATGACTCAACAAGAACTAGAGCAACAACTAGGTGGATTATTTAGTCTACTTACTGTTGACTTCCTTGTTCCTTATCTTGCTAGGAAACTATCTACTCTTACTAAAGCAGGAGATATACCTAAGATACCAAAAGAACTAGTGAAACCTACAGTTGTAGCTGGACTAGGTGCTATTGGTAGAGGGCAAGATCGAGATGCACTTACTAATTACATGACAACCATTGCACAAACAATGGGACCAGAAGCTATTCAAGAATATGTAAAACCTCTTGAGGTTATTAAACGATTGGCAGCTGCTGAAGGTATTGATACTTTGAACCTTGTTAAGACTGAACAAGAGATGCAAGGTGAACAACAGAAAGCACAGCAGGCAGCACAGCAAGAACAAATCACTGGACAAGCAGCACAACTAGCTAAGGTTGGTGCAGATGCTGCTGGTCAGGGAGGACCACCACCACAATAATTATGACAACTAGAAAAGACAATTCAACTAAGAAGAATGCTAGTATGACAGCTGGTATGGCTACAGGTATGGGAGGTAAGAAACGTCCTAAGGCTAAAGCTAATACTCCTGTTGAACCAGCAGCAGCAGCACCAGGTAACATTGGACCAGCTGTAACTGAAGAACAGAAAGAAGAAATTAAAAATCAATATGCTCCTAAGCAAAAGATTGGAGTACCTACACTTGGAAGGAAGACATCATATGTTACAACTGTAGGACTAGGTAACCTTGAAGTGAGGACAGCAGATGGCACAACTGACACTTAATCCAACAGAACATATCGAAGGTGAACTCACTGAAGATGAGAAGGATTCACTAAAGGTAGGAGAGAAACTGCAGGCAGCAGAAGAACAAATGCTTGCTGGTAAATATAAGAATGCAGAAGATCTAGAGAAAGCATACATTGAACTACAAAAGAAACTAGGTGAACCTCAAGAGGAGAGTACACCTGAAGCAGAAGTAGAATCAGAACCAGAACCTGTAGAAGAAGAAACCGTAGAAGTATCAGAAGATTTCTTTGAAGATCTATGGAAGCAATCACAGAATGACAATGGTTATGCTGATGCTACAGTAGAACAACTCCAGAAGATGGATCCAGTTGATGTAGCTCAAGCCTTCCTTGATTATAGAGCTAATCAAGTTGATAGTAATACATTGAAGCAAGTAGATATTGATGCTATTCAAGAATCAGTGGGAGGTAAGGAAGCATATAAAGAGATGACTACATGGGCACAGACTAATCTATCTGATAAGGATAGACAATTGTTTGATCATGTGATCGGACTAGGTGATGGACCAGCTGCTTACTTTGCCTCACAAATGCTTGCATCTAAATATAAAGATGCAGTAGGATTTGAAGGGGAGATGGTACATGGTGGTAATCCAACACCTGATAAGATAGAAATATTTAGGAGTCAAGCTGAACTAGTAAGAGCTATGGAAGATCCTAGATATGATAAAGATCCAGCTTACAGACAAGACGTAGCTGATAAACTAGCTGTATCTAATATAGCTTTTTAAATAATTGGCTGCTAGGAAGGAGGCGTTAGCAGCCAATAAGTAATGCCTTCACTCACTTATTATTTATTATGAAAACTATTATCACTGCTATCTCTTTGGTAGCTCTTGGAACTCCAGTACTTGCTGGTCCTTATGTAAACATTGAATCTAACACTGGCTTTGCTGGTCATGACTATCAGTCAAGTCTTCTTGAGACTCATGTTGGTTATGAGAACTCACTTGGTTGGGATTCTAATTGGTATATTCAGGCTGGTCCTGCTGTCACCTTTAAAGATGGTGCAACAGGTGAAGTCTCTGGTAAGGTTGGTCTTACAACTGCTTTGACTGAAAGGCTTTCAGCCTATGGTGAAGTTGCTGCTGTCACTACTAATGAGTATGACTTCAGTGATCTGAATACTAACATCAAAGCTGGTCTTAAGTATACCTTCTGATTGCTTGCATGAAAATCGTGCAACAGCTCTCACCATCAGCGAACTACGGATTGTTTTTTATCCATGGCAACAGCTACACTGACTCCAGTAACAAACTGGGACAACTTCTGTGACTGGGTAACTAGTACAGAGAACAGACTATACGTGGGATGGTTTGGAACCTTGATGGTTCCTTGCCTTCTCACTGCTACAACATGTTTTATTATTGCCTTCATTGCTGCACCACCTGTAGACATTGATGGTATCAGAGAACCCGTATCAGGAGCCTTACTTTATGGTAACAATATCATATCTGGTGCTATTGTGCCTTCTTCTAATGCTATTGGACTCCACTTGTATGCCATTTGGGAGGCGGCGTCTCTAGATGAATGGTTATATAATGGTGGTCCTTATCAACTCATTGTATTCCACTTCCTGATTGGCATTGTATGTTATATGGGAAGAGAGTGGGAGCTATCGTACAGACTTGGCATGAGACCATGGATTGCTGTAGCTTACTCCGCTCCAGTTGCTGCATCATTTGCAGTGTTTATGATATACCCTATTGGACAAGGAAGTTTCAGCGATGGTATGCCTCTTGGTATCTCAGGAACTTTTAACTTCATGTTTGTGTTCCAAGCTGAACATAACATTCTAATGAATCCTCTACACATGCTAGGTGTAGTTGGTATATTTGGCGGTGCCTTAGCTTCAGCTATGCACGGCTCACTAGTAACCAGTTCACTCGTAAGGGAGACCACAGAAAATGAATCCCACAACAAAGGATACAAGTTCGGACAGGAAGAAGAGACCTACAACATTGTGGCAGCACATGGTTATTTCGGTCGCCTACTATGGCAGTATGCTTCTTTTAATAATAGCAGGTCTCTGCATTTCTTCCTCGCTGCTCTCCCCGTTGTATGTATCTGGGCTACTAGTATTGGCGTATCTGCTATGGCGTTCAATCTAAATGGATTGAATTTCAATCAATCAGTTATTGATGACAAAGGGAATGTTATTAATACATGGGCAGATATATTGAATAGACAGAACCTCGGCTTTGAGGTGATGCATGAGCGTAATGCTCATAACTTCCCTCTTGATTTAGCCACAGTAACGGAGAAAACTTATGCCATCGGGTAAAGGAACATACGGTACAAAGAAAGGACGCCCACCTAAAAAGGGTAAGTAAAATAAACGTCCGTTCATCCCAATAGGGACGCATGACACCATGATAGGGAACGGGATCATGGCAACTAGGAGTTTAAAATGACACCAGTTGAAGTGCAAGCACGAGTAAGAGAGCAGAAGATTGTCGAGAGACAACGGAAGCTTCATTACCGTGGTGTCGCTTACTACGTGACACAACAAGTAAAAAATTAAAAAGGAGAATCAATGGCTGCTTACAATCCAAAAGATAGAACTAGTCTAAGTAAAACTATTTATGCAG